TTTGTATGGCTTTAAAAAATACGATGAACACGCAGGATGCCTTTACCGGGCAATTCCCCACATCGTGGGGAAAGGACGGACTGTGGCGCTTCAATGAATCTGAACCGGATGCGAACACCTGCACGGCGGACTCCTCCGGGAACGGACGCGACGCCTATATTAACAAGTGGAGCGGTACGACTGCCGATTTTAAGACAGGGCATCTCGGTAATTACTTTCAAATGAACATCAACAATCCGTCCTCGGAGCAGACCTATCTGCGTGTATCCAATGACGGCACGATGTTCTCGGATATCGGTGAGAGGATCGTGGTCGGCGGCTGGATGAAGCCCACCACTTATTCCGTGGGCAACACATACACGCCGCTCTTATCCACGAGAGCGGGAACGGGCAATCCGATCTTTTACCTGTCCCTTATCCGTGGAAAGCCGAGACTGATGCTCTACAATTCTTCCGGCTCTCTGATATTAGATACGTCGGTCACTCCATCGTTCAATCTGGAAAATGCCAAGTGGTACTTCATCGCGGCTGTGATTGAGCCGGATAGCAAGAGAGCCTGGTATGTACTCGGCAGCAGGGAAAGCGGCGCGGTGTGGAAATCATCCGCATTGACCTTCACGGGTGAACTGAACCGTTCTTGTACGGCAGACCTTATATGGGGAATGCTGAACAGTTCCTACTGGTACGCAGGCGGCTTTGACGACTGGTTCCTGGACTGCAATTCGGATCTGACCACTGACGATATCGCCGAGTGGTTTTTGAAATCCCTTTCTGCCAATGGTGCGGACACGGATTCTGATGTGGACGGTCTGACCACAGAAGATTCGGTCACGCTCAAAGCAACGGGCGGCGTCTATCCCGAAAGCGGTGTGCTAATCACAGCCGCCACGGAGTGCGGGATAACAGGCACGAGCAGGGTTTCTGTCAAGGCGGAGACGTCTCCGGGCGTGACATCCGTTTCGCTGGTCGAGACATCGACATCGGATGACCTCGCCACCTGGACGGACTGGATTTCCATTGGTACGGGCGGAGCATTGCAGTCTCCGTCAAAGAAGTACATTCGGTACCGCATCACACTTTCCACCACGAATACGGCGAGGACACCGGTGCTGACGGCAATAAGCCTGTATGACAATCCGAAACCGCTGTATTCGCAGCTTGGCTATGCACGTCCCGTTATCCTTGGAGATGATGATACCGCAGAGGCTGTGCTTGAGAACGCCTACGACATCATTGTCACCAGCGAGATCAACGGCATCGATACGCTGGAATTCAAGCTGCCCTTCAAGGACAGCAAGCGTGAGTATGTGGAGAACGAAAAGCAGGTGCGCATCGTATCCGATACCTATCGCATCCGTACCGTAACCGATGATAAGGACGAGAGCGGCAAGGCGATCACTTCCGTGTATGCGGAGGCGGCGTTTTATGACCTGTCCTTCTCCGCCAAGAAGGAAGAGAACACCTTCACGGCGGATACCGCTGATGTTCCGATGGCGTATGCACTGCAGGGTACGGAATGGGAAGTCGGCGTGGTGAACGTCAGCACCAAGAGGACATGGACATCGACCGAGAATAACGCGCTCTCTATTCTCCGCCATGTGCAGAACATCCACGGCGGCGACCTGATCTTTGATAACGCCAACAAGCTGGTGAACCTTCTGACCTTCTCCGGCACAGACTCCGGGGCATTGTTTTGCTACAGGAAGAACATGAAATCCATCCAGAGGGTGATCGACACCACGAGCCTTATCACAAGGCTCTATGCTGTCGGTGCGGACGGCATAACCTTTGCCAATATCAATGACGGAAAGCCCTATGTGGAGGACTTTACCTATACGAGTGAGGTGCGCATCAAGACGCTGGACTGCTCGAATTTCACGAACCCTTATCAGATGCTGGAGTTTGCCAATATGCGCCTTGCGGACTATGCGGCGCCGCGAATTTCCTATGTGCTGAAAGCAATGGACTTGACCGTGCTGACGGGCTACGAGCATGAGGCATGGAACCTTGGTGATACGGTCATGGTGGTGGATGAGGATTTAGACCTTTCCATCAAGACAAGGATCGTCCGCCGGGAGTATAACCTGCAGGAACCCTGGAACACGGTACTGGAACTTTCCACAACGCTCCGTGAACTTGGCGATTCCACGTCTCAGTGGGACGCCGCCGCAGATGTCCTTGAGGGTGCAAACTACATCGACAACCAGCAGCTGCAGAACTTCGTGCCGTTCAACCATCTGAAAAACTCCCGTGGCGATGATGGCTTTGCCTATTGGACGAATTCCGGCTTTTCGGTGGATGGAGATAACGGCGTGACAGGCACGGCCTCCTTCAAGTGCGAGGGCGCGTACAACGCCACCAAGTACATGGAGCAGACTGTCACTCCCTCCAACCGTGACAGCTATACTTTCTCGGCTCAGATCGCTACGGAGAACCTCAGTCTCGGCAGCAGCGGACAGGTCGGCGTGGAGATCGTGATCGAGTACGAGGACGGCAGCACGGAAACGAGGACGATAGACCTCATATCCTCCTCAGATACGGAGGTGTGACGCTATGGCAAGTTTTACTCATGTGCATGGCACGGTAAGCCCACAGTATGGCAGGGTCGCAAAGATTACGGTCAGAATATTTGTGAATGACTGCACGGGGACGGTATACATCACGGATATGAATTTGCAGGACGGCTCCCTTGCCTCCGGCTGGGTCGGTCATGTGAGCGAGATAGAGTGGACACAGGACGGTGATTAAATGGCTGATTTTGAACGCTTTGTAGAGGTTATTTCCAAAAAAGAGGATAAGCGTGTGGTCAATATCACCGTCCGTCCGATTGTCACAGACTGCGAGGGCGATATCTGGTTTACTGATCTTATGCTCCAGGAGGGCGATATGCTGTCGGGATATACGCCTCACACGAAAGGGTTTCTCAAGGAATCGGAGAATGATCCCGTGTGGTTCAACGGCATCGTCCGCTCGGAAGAGACAGTGATCCTTTTGAACCTCGGCGGAACATCGGCGGGGCTTGACATCCACCTCTATCCGAAACAGGACATGGAGGGCGGCTCGGTCACGCTGGCGCAGGGTGCCGGCGGTCAGAAAGCGACCTTCCCGAACGCCATGTATGCCGGGGACGATTTGGCTCTGCTGGCATCCACGCGGGAATGCAAGAGGAACGGCAGCGCGGAAACAAAGTACGGATTCTTCCAGTACAGCGCGGCGTGGGATTCCAAGCATATAGTCTCCCTGCCGCAGGGAAAGTCTGCACAGCTTTTATATTCGATGCAGGAAATGGACAATGGAGGTGAACTGCTCTGATGGACACATTAAAGGGAAAGAAAATCATGGTGTGGACGTTCATGGGCAACACCAGAATGTATAACGCTCTGCGTGACTACGGCGACCGCATCAGCCAGATCGGACTTTTCTCCTTCAAGGTCAGGGCTACTGGGGAGATTTACGAGAGCGGCGTGGCGATTTCCAATATGCTCACCTACATCAACCGCTATCCTCATATCAAGTGGCTTTTGACCGTAGCGAATGACGGAGCGAACAGCATCTTCAAAGCCCTGCGGGACAACACGAACGGAGCGCAGGATATGTTCCTCTCGGAACTTGTCCGCATCATGCAGAAATATCCGTGGTGTGACGGCATCGACATCGACCTCGAAAAAGGCGATGGCTATTCCACGCATGAAGCGTCCACGGCGATGTTCCGCAATATCTACAACACGGTCAAGAATTACGATTCTTCCAAGATGATGAATATCTGCCTGCCGGGTATGACTTCGGTCAACGGCTCGGTCGGCGGTGAGAACTGGTGCGTATATGCCGACCTCAACAATTACTGCGATACCGCGTCTATCATGAGCTACGGCATGGCATGGGCAGGCTCAGCGCCGGGACCGGTGTCCCCGCGTTCCTGGCTTGAGGGTATCTACGATTATGCCTCCGAGGTCATGGACACGGAGAAGGTGTTCCTCGGTATGCCCGCCTACGGCTGGAACTGGCAGATCTACGACCTGCCGTCCAATATCGGAAAGACCTATCGCGGTACATCACAGACCTACTATGCGGCGCAGAACTGGCTGAAGGGTGTGTATAACTTCACGGACGATCAGCCGCCGCAACCGTTCATCCCATTCGTGGGATATTGGGACGATAACAACAAGGTGCCGTGGGCGCTCCCTCATGTGTACGACTACATGGAAGGACGGGACGCCGACAGCTACGAGTACCCGCAGATGTCCGGGACATACAATGGCAGGCACTATCTGACCGCATACAGCAAGCAGCAGAAAACGGAGTTTGAAAACATCATCGTTGACCATGACGGCGCCAACTACGCCAGCGCATCCGGCATCGTATCCATCGAGAACGGTGTCGCCACACTTGGTGATGAAGGAGCGGTCACTTACCAATTTACCGTCAGCACGGCGGGAACCTACGATGTAGCGGTGCGGCTCTGTTATCCCTTCTGGGACAAG